CCTTTCTTTGCTGTAAGCACATCAGATAAAAAAGCCTCATCACCTGTAACTTTAAATTGTCTAAATGGTGAATCAGCATAATTAACTATTGTTGTACCTCTATATCTAAAATTATTCTTTCCAATTTCCCCTCTATATTTGGCAAAATCATGGGTTGACATTCCAACTTCATCACCAACATCATCAATTAGTATAATTTCAGTTGGCATATATACAATATTATCATCCCAATCAAATGCATAATATTTCATATCAGGTGTTCCTTCATTATTAAAACCTTCAAATAAATTCATAATAAATTTTTTATATAAATATCATTAAATTAAAATTCTTCAATAATGATTGGAAGGTTTTCTGTTTTGAATTTCCAAAATTCTGCCATAAATTGTGCTCTAAACTTATACTTGGGGTCTGTATGATATCCAGATTCATAAACGCATTTGCATATGCTTTCATATAATTGTTTCTTTGGTAATTTATAATTTGCTTTTTTGCATTCATAATATCTTCCTGAATTTAATACTTTTGCCCAAGCCTCAATTCCTTCTTGAGTATTTTTTGCACTCATAAATTTTGCTTTCATAGTTACATTTTTTCCCCTTATCACTTCATAGGTTCTATATGTCACAGAACCATATCCCTTAAATGCCTTCATTCCCCCCGCATTTGCGTGCAGTCGCCATAAGTTGGTCTCAATGCCATTAGTAGTTGCCTCGATGATAAAGAATGAATAGAGCATAGATATGGGAAATTCTGTCAATAGATGTAAATTCATTAACATACTCTCATAATGGAATGCCATCCACATTCTCCTCATCTGAACCAAAGTTGCATTTTCCAAATTTCTAAATCCATTAGTTTTAAGATGTTTTCTTAATGCAGCCTTATCCATATTTCGAATATCATAAACATATGACCTTTTTCCATAAGCATCCTCATCAATTATTGTAACGCCTTCAAGGGCATCATTTTCTGGTATGATTGATTCTGTTGTATCAACTTTCACTTTAATGGTTTCAATCACCTTTTCAATAAAAACTGTTTCTTGTTGAATTATTGGAAGATAAGATTGTTTTTCATATTTAATTTTGCTTGGGGTATATATTATCCCCAATAAAAATGAGCCCCATAATCCAAGTGCAATATAGATTGCAACACTAGGGTTGTTCTTTGGTAAAGTATTTTTTTTCATTAATTTATATATTATATAAAAAAATAATACTTGATATAGTGAAAGTAAAGTAATTGCCCCTAACATATATAAAAACCCCAAATATTAAAAAACCCCCACCTCAAAATAGAAGTGGGGGTTTTTGTATTAAAATTTAATCATTATACATCTTCAAATGAAGCACCAGTTAGTCATTTTGATGTAGTTTTAATTCAAATTTTAATGAACCACAATCCCATATTTTATCATAACCATTTTCAAACATTATTTCAGATTCAGTTTTATTTATATCAAAACCTTCTTTTACTAATACATTCTTTCTAAATTGGTATCTATGTAATCTACTTTGATAATTTTTTTTATACACATACCAATAGTTGGGGGGTGTTTTTGAAACAAAATCAAAATTGTTTTTCTTATAAATATTATTATCAATATCAATACCTGACCATCTTATATCAGCATATGATATAATTCTACTCGGATTATATTTGTTAATAAAAAACTTCAAACACTTTCCAAATCCACCAATAACTGATGTGTTAATTATGGAGCAGGATCTATATAATTCATAAGAATTTTTATCCTTATCCATTCTTGGTTTTCCAAATGTCGAAACAAAAACCAATTTATTGTCATAATATAATCCAATTTTTATTTTTGATGATATATTTCCTTGTATATGATTTTCATTTAAAAAACTTGAAATATCCTCATTTGAAATATCCCTGACGTCTGTTTTTCTCCCTGGTATAACTATTGGTGATTTACCAATTGATGCCATAATTTTTGATTCAACAATCTCTGGATTATGAATAATTTCATCCTCAAAAATATGAACTAATTTTATGTTTTTATTTTTACATAAATTTGTTTTATTTATATGATAACCTTTTAATTTTCCCCCACCATATTCTGAATGATAATAATTACCATTTAATTCAAATGCTATGTTATGTTGGGGTAAAAAATAATCTAATTCAAACGGTTTAATTATTGTTCTATTATTTTTGATGAACTCAATATTGTATTTAGTCATTATTTTCTCAAAAAAAACATTTAAATTATTATTGCTAACAATTGGATTACAAACTGGGCATTTTATTGTATAATTTCTAAAATATTGAGTATGTTCAAATATGCTATTACATTTTACACATTTTAATTGTGCAACACCTTTTGATTCAATTTCATCATTTATTAAAATTAAATCCAAATTAGCCATTCTACTCCTAACATTTTCTAATCTTATTTTTCCTTGTTTTTCCTTATAGTGATTAGATTGTTGATATATTTTTGTTCCATATTTTTCTAAAATATGAGCCTTCATATTATCTTTTGTTTTTTGTAATTTAAGCGGACTATCAACCCCATATCTTTCCAGCATTGTATTTTTAACTTTATCTTTAAATTCATCTAACCTTAAATGAAATCCTCCATATTTTTCATTCAAAGTAGTATTAAATTTATCTCTATTATTATAATTCACATCCCCATACCTTTCAAGTTTTGTCTGGCTTCTCTTTGCAACAATTTCATCTTTATTTAATTCAATAGTGTCTTTCATTGATGAAATTGTTTTATTCTTCATATTTTCATTTTTCATATAATGGTCAACCCCATATTTTTCGATTGAAGTTTGTTTTATTTTATCTTTAACAGAATCAAGTTGAAAATTAGATGTGACCCCATATTTATCCATCATTGCTTTTTTTGATAAATCAATTCTATTGTGTTTATTAACATCTAGTAACCCCCATTCTTTTCTACATTCATCTGAACATAATTTATTAGGTAGTATTTTTCTAACTTCAAATTCATTATCACAGTGAACACAATTTCTTTTTTCCCAATACTTTGGGTTTTTTTCTTTTTTTTCCATCTACTAGTTGTTTAGAATATAAATATACACAAATAAACCAAAAAACAAAACCCCCAAATCTAATTAAAGAAATGGGGGTTTTTGTATTAAAATTTAATCATTATACATCTTCAAATGAAGCACCAGTAGGGGTTATCACAAATTCAAGGCTTATAAACTCAAGAGACCTTGTAGGTTTTATATATATTTTTCCACTCATTGTATTTCTATCAATATCCTCTGGGTCATTTGAAACCGTAACACGGAAATCAGTTAAACCACGATCCCTTCTAATTCCATCAAGAATTGGATTTATGGTATCTAAAAACTGTTGGCGGACTATCTGGTCATTTTGTTCAAAAAGTAGCCTCACAGCGACCGCAGAGATTAATTTACGTGCTTGCAATAACAACCTACGAACGTTAATTCTATTTAATGCTGATTCTCTAACTTGCAAAGTTTTATTTCCCCAAATTACAGTATTCACATCAGAGAATGTTGCAATTGGATTTATTCTTCCTTGATATAAAGTATCTCTATCATCTTGTGTTAATTTTAATCTTGCTTTAACTGAATTAACCAATCCTCTATTATAACCTGCTGATGCAAACCAAGGGAATGCTACATTATCAGTTAATGCCAAATTTCTACAAACTTCTGCTGTTGGTGGAATATATACTTGGGTGTTATTCACTTGGTCTCTAACCAAAATCCAAGGATAATATGTTGCAGTATAATTTGAATCAATATTTGTTTCCTCCAAAGAAACAATTGATTCTTGGGGATAAATAACATTATTCACATCAGTTGTTAATAAATTTGCATCAGGTGTTGTAACAATATAAATTGAATCTGCTCTATCGCTTTCAATCATATCAATTGCATTTTCAACCAAGTTGCTATTATTAATATAATCAATACCTGGTGTAACAAAAATATTTATATTTGTTGATTCTGGATTTTGATATGTTAAAATTCCCTTAAAATATGCATAATAATCTGTTGTTGCAAATTCAATTGAACCATCACCATCTGTAATTTGTTTAAATGTTCCTTGTCCTGTTGCTGCTACATATTTGCCAGATACAGATAATGCACCTCTCATATAATCAATACCTCCAATTTGGTATGAATCACCATTTGTTCTTCTTTCAGAATAAACATCCCATCCATCAAAACCACCCTCAAATAATAAGGTGAATTTTCTTGAATATAAGTAATAATATGGATTTGAATTTGTTTCTGGTTCTGAATTAAAACTTCCACTACCAACCTCAAATGCTGTTTGACCACTTGTTGTATAACTATTTGCTATTGTAACAATTGTTGCACCTGAATCCATATGGAAACCTTTTGTCACCACATTCCATTCTGAACCATCAGAAATAATGCTTGCTGGATTTTGTTTACCCTTATAGTTTAATAAAGAATTATCATATCCATAATTTGTTGAAAATCCAAGATATGTTCTTTTTACATTATCAGCGGCTACAGCATTTGATGCTGCAAATGGTTCATTATTAACAACCTCATTATTATAATAATATTTTGTCTTATATAATAAATTTGGTGTTAATGCACTACCATACTTTCTATGTGGATAACCCATAAATCCACAAGGAATTGCATCAAATGGAAATTCATCACCCATTTCAAGCATAATGTATTTTGAAACCAAATTATATTTGCCATCACTTGTTCCAATCTTCTTTCCAACAAAACTATTTTGTGTTTCATCTAATGTGCAATTTGTATATTTTTCCAACACAACTGGCGCTGAATCTGAATCATAATAACTTCTAACCAATACATCAAATGTTCTATTCTTAAATGACATATTAACAATTGAAGCCTTAACTTCAGTATTTGCAGAATTTCCATCAGATATTGAAACAAACTTGAATAAGTTATAAACTTTATTTCCTCTTAATTCAGAAACAACAAATGGTGTTTTTGGTGATTGATATTTTTCAAGATACCATCCAATTGATGTACCACTACCACTTCTTGCTGATGGCAAATAAGTTAAAGTTTGTTTTAATCCTCTAATATAACCAAGTCTATAAGCCTGATTTAATAAGGTTGGATAATGCTCCTCAACAAAAATCGGCACATCATTTCTATCCTTGCCAAAATTATCTGTTCCCAATACATTTGCAATATAATTTGAATTGGTATTTTTTAATGATACATTAAATGTGTAATTATTGTTTGATGTCGTTTTTCCACTTAAAACAAAATTACCAAATGGTGTATTACTTATAGTTGTGCTATTATTTGTATCAATAGTTAATGCACTTAAACTATAAAGTTGACCATGATCGGTTGATGAATAATTTGTGATACCTCTTGACCTAATTGTTGCAACAACCATATCATTATAATCTGTATATGCTGTTCCAGTAAATGTATAAGTGTTACCAGTTACTGTTCCAGTGAATGCACCACTTGATACATTAAAACTAGATGTGTTGTAATAAAACGAATAACCTGTATAATCATTCCCAGAATTAGCAAATGTTGCATAATACCAAAAATCATTTTCATTTGCTGGCTTACCATCACTACCCAAAGGTACAGTTGTTCCAAAATAATTATATTCAGTTAATCCTGACTTTGTTGATCCTGTGATTGAATTATACACAGATACTGGTAATGAACCATAAGTTGATGTTTGACCAGTTAATGAAGTTGATAAAGCCACATCATTTGCAAATGTCTTTAAATCATCATAGAATGTTGATGTTGAACCATTGCTTGCTGTATAAGTATCACCAGAAAATAATGCTGCACTTATACCATTTGGATATGTAGCACTTGTTATTACAAATGTTCCAGTTGTTCCAGTTGTTCCAGTAAATGCTATTGAGATAGATGAACCAACACCAGTTCCACCGGTTAAACCAACTGTTGAATGATTAACATTTGCAATTGTTGTTATTGACCAAGATGGACCAGCATCATAACCAGATAGTCCCAATACTCTTGTAACATACATTTGATTTGATTGCTGCAAATATGACTTGGCAATATATGCAGATTCATATTTTGGTATCTGTGTGTTTATATATTTTTCAGGTGATGTTCCACCAAAATAAGTTTGAAATTCATCATAACTTGTAATGAATATAGGCTCAAATGCGGGGCCTTTGATCGTCTCACCGACCATTCCCAGTGTGGTTACACCAATACTCTGTGAAACAAAACTTAAATCTGTTTCAGAGGTATATACACCAGGAGATACGAATACTTTTTCATTTGCCATTATTATTTTTTATTTATTCATATAAATATCTAAAAAATAATCAAAAACCATTATTGAGTTTTAATCTTTAATACAACGTACTGAAAGTCCGTGTCTTTCATCAAATGTATTATTATAAGTTATTGTATTAGGATTTGGTGCAAATGCATCAATTTGAATTCCTATACGATTAGATGTTGTCCAAAAATAATTTTGAAGTTTGATTCCAGAGGCAGCCCCAGTTGTGGCTCTATTATCGGAACCTAAAGAATTAAACCCACTTGTATTAGTCCCACTGCTGGCTCCAAAATACCAATAAGTTGCTCCTGGATGTCTTAAAGCAAGATTACTATTAGCATTTGCTATAAAAGTGTTTGCTTCACTTAATGTTGGTATATGCCAACCTGCTGGGCATAAACTACTTCCTAGAGTGCTTCCAGTTGCAGCATATTGGTTATATAATAAACCCTCAATTGCTTTACTATTAGAATCATTATGAACATATGCCCAATATTTACTTGAGGCTATACTTGCATCTGACCAAGTGGTATCATCAACTTGTGTTGTATTGTCTAATAGTGTACCATCTCTAAATTTTGTTGTCCTTAAACTTTCTGACATCCAAACTTGATTACCAATCTTAATTGTTCTATATACATTACCATCACCATCTGGTGGTGTTAATTGTGAAGCTGTACATATCTTATTTGATAAACCAGGAAATTGACAAGAAAATGTACCATACTCATTACTTATAGTTGCTGATGAATATGTGAAAGGCATTGTCTGTGTGCCTACATTTATAGTAGTTGCCGCTGAAAAAGGGATTGTTGTTCCTGTTGCCGCATATATTGAAACATTTGCTGTCTGACCACTAAAATTTATTGAACTTACTTGAATTGCCATTTTTTATAAAATTTATTTTTAATTATATTAACTTATTTTAAGATATGACCAAGTTACTACTTGTGATGTATTAGTATTATTGGTTAGAGTAAATTTAAATACATTTGTATTAAGTACAATTAGATTGGTGTTAATAATACTGCCTGGTGTTCCTATTATTTGAGCAGGTATTGACTCAATTCTTAATTTATTACCTGTACTATTATACCAAGCTCGTTGATCACCTATTACAGGCACATTTGTGTTTGATAAGGTTACAAATCCATTCCATTTAATAATACCTTGACCATCTGAAGTAGTTCCAATTACTGACATCATATATGATGCAGATGGTTCAGTTGTAAAACTATATTCATTACTAGAATTTGAAGGTAAAGTCCAAGTTCCTGTCTCTGGTGCTAATAATACAGAACCAAGTAATGATTCTCTTGTAATTTTAAATGATTCTGCATTTGAACTATTATTCATAACAAGATAAGTACCTGTAGGGCTACCTGTAAATGTTGGTAATTCACTTATTTTTCTATTTGCCATATTAATTTGTTTTAAAATACGTGTAATTCACAACTTGTGGTGAACCGCTATTATTGGCAAACTGAAATTCAAATACACGTGAATCAGAAACAGCTGGGGAATAATCAATTCTAGTGCCTGCAATTCCAACTATCTGACTAGGAATTGAAACAATATATATAGGATTTCCTCCTCCATTATAATACCATGCATATTGCACACCTAATGCGGCTACATTTGTGTTTGATAGTGTTACTCGAGCAAACCAAATAATAATACCATTTGGAATATTTCCTACTACTGACATAACATATGATGAGTGAGCTGAAGGAACTGTAAAACTATAAGTATTTACACCCGCACTTAAAGTCCAACTTCCTAAGGTTGCTGGTGGTAATAACCCACCAAGGAATGTTTCTTTTGTAACTTTAAATGATTCAGTTAAGGTGCTATTATCCATAACAATATAAGCACCTGTAGTACTACCTGTATATGTTGGTAATTCACTTATTTTTATATTTGCCATATTAACTTATTTTAAGCCATGCATAATTCACAACTTGTGATGAACCACTATTATTGGTTATACCAAAATCAAATCTATTTGTAGTAGCAGAAGGTGAGGTATTGCTGGCTGTAATAACACCTTCTGACCCAATAAACTGATTAGGAATTGAAGTAAAAAATATAGGACTTCCTCCCCCAGTATAATACCATGCATATTGCGTACCTACTACGGGTACATTTGGGTTTGATATTACTGCTTCAGCAATATAACTAAGAATACCATTTGGAATATTTGCAAATACTGAAATAAAATATGATTCATTTACATCAAGTGTGAGACTAACAGTATTTGCACCTGTATTTACAGTCCAACTTCCTCTTGTTGGTTCGGGTAGTAATGTACCAGTAAATATTTCTTTTGTAACTTTAAATGTTTGAGTTAACCCACTATTATCCATAACAAGAAAAGCGCCTGTAGTATCACCTGTAAATGTTGGTAATTGACTTACTTTTTTATTTGCCATTTTTATTTTATTTTAGAATCCATATTTATCTTTATCTGCGTTATAGTTTTGTAATACTTCAGCATCACTTAATGCTGTGTTGTATAAACGAGTAATACCAATTCTTCCAGCATAAAATTGATTCCTTTCTCCACCATTATAACTACCTATGTATAATGGATTAGTTGTATTTAATGTAGTTCCAAAAATATTAGTTGTCTGACCAACAAACGCTCCATTTACAAATGTTCTAATTGTATTAAGTGGGTTGTTAAATACATAAACTAATTGATACCATGTATTAAGTGCTACATTATAGCTAGTACTTAGAGCAACTCCACTAGTCCCGTTGCTAAATGCACCAACATTTGCAATATTAGTATTTACCCTAATTGCATAACTCAAATCTGTAATTGCTTGACCATTACGGTATTTTCCAAGTATAACTTTTTCAGTACCAGTAGTTGTCTGATAAACCCATGCTTCCATAGTCCAACTTCCACTTCCTGGTTCTAATACTGCATTATCAGCAACACTAATTTGTGATGAAGTTCCATTATATTCAAAATATGGGTATGTATATGTAATAGCTGACATTTGACCAACTAATCCATTTGGTGATAAATCATTTATTACTGTACTATGTCTATTATAAGAATCTAAATTACTTGGGTCAAAGTGTAATACAAGATTGGCTGTTACAGCAGTAATAGCATTAAAAGTAATATTATCACCAGCTTCAGTATTTGCAAAATCTAAATCCTCCCAATATAAATAGTTACGATCAGGTACAGTAGGTGTAGGTGTTGGTGTTAGTGTTGGTGTTATTGTTTGAGTTGGTGTTATTGTTGGTGTTGGTGTTTCTGTTTGAGTAGGTGTTACTGTTTGAGTTGGTGTTTCTGTTTGAGTTGGAGTAATAGTACTTGTAGGTGTTTCTGTTGGTGTTGGCGTTTCTGTTTGGGTTGGTGTAATAGTATTAGTTGGTGTTTCTGTTTGAGTTGGTGTAATAGTATTAGTTGGTGTTTCTGTTGGTGTTGGAGTTTCTGTTGGTGTTGGCGTTTCTGTTTGAGTTGGTGTAATAGTATTAGTTGGTGTTTCTGTTTGAGTTGGAGTAATAGTGCTTGTAGGTGTTTCTGTTGGTGTTGGAGTTTCTGTTTGTGTTGGTGTTGGCGTTTCTGTTTGAGTTGGTGTTTCTGTTGGTGTTGGAGTTTCTGTTTGGGTTGGTGTTATAGTTTGAGTTGGCGTTTCTGTTTGAGTTGGTGTTTCTGTCGGTGTTGGCGTTTCTGTTTGGGTTGGTGTTTCTGTTTGAGTTGGTGTAATAGTATTAGTTGGAGTTTCTGTTGGTGTTGGAGTTTCTGTTTGAGTTGGAGTTTCTGTTGGTGTTGGCGTTTCTGTTTGAGTTGGTGTAATAGTTTGAGTTGGCGTTTCTGTTTGAGTTGGAGTTTCTGTTTGAGTTGGAGTTTCTGTTGGCGTTGGTGTTTCTGTTGGTGT